TTGCACGAACTACCTTCATCTTTCAAAGAAATAAAAACAATTATTAAGAGAAAAAAACTAACAAATGGCAGATAAGAAGGTAATTTTAGAGGTTGAATTAATAGAGGGAAATGCACAATCTAAGTTAGATGCTTTAAGAACTTCTTTGCAAGGCTTAGATAAAACTCATAAGGATTATAAGCCTACATTAGAGCTAATAACTCAAGCGGAAAGAGATTTATCTAAAGTTCAACAGAAAAGGATTTTAATAGAGAAAGGACTTATATCTTCAAGCACTAAG